GATTTTGACTTGGAAACAGGTGATTAATTTTATAATTAAAAAATATAAGGAACATCGGGAATATATTAAATCCCGCAATTCCATTCCCGAATCTTTGAAAAATATCCAAGGAACGGTGTCAAATATTGACACTCGCCTCCAAAATGTGGAATATGAAATATCCCCAAATGGTGGGGGTTCCATGCGGGATTCCGTAAAAATAATCAAAGCTGAGATAGAGGCTATGTTCTGGCTCAATTCCAAACCATCGTTTCGCACCACTTCCAAGGGTCTGAATATTATGGTGAATGAGGCATATTGTAATCTCTGTGGAACATCATCAGAGGAATTGCTTAAATTAAATTGGAAAAATTTCGTGGAAGATGAACATCAACTTGATGATTACATGCGTAGGTGTGAGGATTCAACCAATGTATTTTCACAATTTTCAGGTAAATTAAAATTCAAAAACTCCAAAGGGGAATATATGGGAGAGTGGATTGTAAAAGTCCGTCCTTTGGGGGCAATTGATTCTGGCAATGATTTTCTATGGCACGGAACGATTTATCCCTTTGACCAGAAATCAAAGGAATATGCCAAGACTTATGACATTCCAGTAAATTAAACTTCCGCTGGCGGTGCTTCAGGAGCTTCTGCTGGTGGTTCATCGCCTCCTAGATCAGCTTCTCCTCCACCACCTGTAGCTGCGCCCGATCCTGAGAAATCTGGAGGTATACCGCCGCCACCGCCTCCACCACCCCCACCCATATCGGGCATTCCACCACCTTCTCCACCGCCTTCATTTTGTTGGGCAAGCATCTCCTTCCAATTCGGACCACTACTACGAATCTGTTCAATTTCAAACATGTGTTCCGCTTCCACCTTTTTGAAGTGTAGGTTGGCAAGGATATCAGAATCTTTCCAATCCAAATATTTCTTCATGGCATAGATTGTGGAAATCATTTCATTGTTCGTAATGTTATTGAAAGTGTCAATCTTGAGGTTGAGCTTCTGACTCTCCCGCATGTCATAGAAACTCGTGGGAACATTGAACTCTACCCGAATATTATCATCAAACAAATCCCAATCATCGAACATCTCCTTGAATTTGAGATGTGTGATGAACGCCCGTTTGATACCTTGGGCAAAGCGTTGTTGCTGACGGATGATCATCTTGGCAAACTTCAATTCCTCCCGAAGCATCTCCGTTCCATCGCTGTAACCCGTTTCAGCGTTCAAACGAGAAGTTGGAGTCTTGAGAGAACGATATAATTTCTTGATGAACCAATCGAGAGGTTCCATATTACCATCCGACATTTGACCCCCAAATGTTTCAACCGTGGTTGCTTCCATTCCCTGTCTCTTGGCAAACCAGAAAGAATCCAACGTGGATTGGGGGGCATATTTCTTGACAATATCGCCTTGGTCAATATCAAACGTCTTAGTGGACCAGTATTGGCTCTGTAGCTTGCGTAGGTAGGCTTCCGCTTGGGGGACTGGCAATCTACCAACATCAACGTTGAAGAGGAAGCGTAGGGGTGCATGAACCATTCTATGGATCACCACGGAATCCTCGATCATGGAAAGCTGCCTGTAAGCTCTGCGGCAATTCTCAATGAAAGGGATAATGAAATCCTTGGTTTCATTGTATTGCCCACTGTTCACATAAAGGACTTGATTTTGTTCAAAGGGAATGTATTCATAACGTTCCACCTTTTTGTTATCCACCGACGAGAAAATTGGCTTCTTGTAAATGAACGCTTTCACCAACATGGTCTGTATATTATCATATACAGGATCAAATTGTTCAGCCGGAAGATTCTTGACAGCAACCACCCCCTGTTTGATATAATCATCCTTCAGAATAAGCTCAAAGAATAGTTCCCCTTCAACGAGAAATTGACGAAAATAATTCCAACCATTATCTTCCAGATCCATCATGGAAATAAAACGGGAGAATTCCTTTTCAATTTCCTCTTTCTTTTCCGATTCCAGATCGGTGTTACGAATATCCAGTGTTACGATATCGCCGTTCTCATCGACATTGATCGTCTCATCACAAATCTCATCTATAGCATCCGCCACTTCAGAGTAAGCGGCAATCATGCGGTAATCTCGCAAACGTCCGGGTTTTTCTTCCGAAGCTTGGGAATACATCAAATCCGTGAAAGACTTGTCTTGGTAAATCGCAGAAAACGCTGTGTTGTTCCAGTCGTTATTGAGAGCTACGGAATTACGGGCAATCGCTTCCGGTCTGCGTAAACCAATCTTCTGGAAATATTTATATTTTGTATTCTTCGCCTCATCGGGGGTCTTCTCAATAAAATTCCCGCGATTCTTCAAATAGGACTGCATGTTCCTATCAAATGTGGAACCTTTGCCGTCATTACTAACGTAGGATTTATTTGAAGATTGTGTAGAAGAACTATCGGAACCCGCCATACTTACTATTTAGGTCAAACATGTGATTATTCAATCTTTATCACAATCAATTCCCCTTTAACTTGAAATATTAATTTACAAATTAAGGTTCCCACATTTCATCCCCTTCAAATGAATATGGATTATTCGTGTATTGTCGTTGACGAATCTCATAATCGATTATAGAATTTAATTTAGATTTAGCTCTTTGTAAAGCTTCTTTATAAGAAGACCCGCTCTCTACAACATCTGGTACGTTATCTCCCTCTAGGGTTACAAAAAAAGTCCCATCTTCATCTCTGCTAATATGCCAAATATTACCATCTTCGTCGGTTATTGTTCCACCGGGATGAGATAATCCTTCCATATATAATTCAGCCAATGCGATCTGATCTTTCGTAGTCATGATATTATTTAGTCAAATTGTTTTTTTTAATAGGATGCAACCCACCCTGCGTTATTCGCTGTTATGAAAACTATATTTCCTGATAAATTACTGAAATAATTGGAACTCAGCGACACTGTGACAATATTATCATTCACAGTGGTAATCACGTTATCTGGTAACTTATAGGCAGAAATGGTGGGGAACTTGGCGGTATCGATCTCCGTATATACCAATTCGGGAATGTTATAAGCACCGGACAGATACCAAGTGTTATTGTATCCAAATCGCTTACCATAGAATTGAAAGTTCCTATCATTCAGTTTCGTGACCACCAGAGAATCTCCCTGATGAATACCGTTGATGAAATAATTGGTAAATTCGGGATATGCACTAATCGATACGCTTTCTGTTTGGACACCCTCTGCACTGATAGCATCAAAGAGATTATATTCACAGAAGCGATTGCTGACAGGAAGCGCATGAAAATCGGCATTCACCACATAGATCGGTGCTTGCGTTTGATTATAATCCTTGAATAGCCATCCTTTTATGGTGAAAGAGGTGGAAGCGGAAATACGCCATTTTGTATCAGGAGATAAGTCCTTGGGATTTTCATAAGAAATATTTCCCGACCATTGGATTTCCGAACGAATCTCATCAATGAATGGCATATTGAATTTTTCAGGAAATTGCCAAGAAACTATGATATATGGATTACAATTCACCACAAAATTCTGGATGATTTGATCCAAATCTTCCTTGAAATAGCAGATGATATTCACATCCATAGTGAGATTCACGGGAATTGGTTGGGGGATCGTAGCCATTCGGTTGGTTCCATCCAACTGTTTCCGATAAATATTCTGCCCTTTATTGTGAATACGGGACGGATCACGCTCCAATGAGGTTTGCTCAATTGTCACTACGGGAAGGGTTATTGTCTTGGCTCTGTCACTTAGGTCATGGAGAACGCGATGTTTTGGACCATTAACATAACGAACCACAATCTTCTCCTTCGCTACGCGAGTGCGAGCATCATAACGATACACGAATGCATCGTCAAATGCTGCCACAAACATGTTGAGGAGATCGGAATTTTCAAAGAAATAATTATAATCTTGCACGGATACTCTTATTTAACGAAAAATACTGTATGTGGGACTAATCGAAGAATACAATTTAATTTGGGAAAATTATGAATCAAAAATTCAATATTATATATACTTACCAATTTATGGAGATTCTATAAGAACAGAGGGAACTCGTAATTGGGGAGGTGATGGTAAAGAAACACCCGCTGAAGACCCTTTAAAATATATCGGAAATAATAGAAGATTAATTTTTAATCCTGAATCGATCATGAAAAAAATAAATGAATTGGGATTGGAGGTAATGGGAACCTGTTGTTCGTATATGCATAAAGAAGTGCATTATCACACTCGATCTATGGATGCCGCATGTTATATGAAGTTGGGAAGTGAAAATAAAAAAATAAAATCGCGTTCTTTCCTTGAAGATGATTTATTCACTGACGCCAATGACAAATATGATGAGATG